CCTACCTGATCGTGGTCCCCTCGGTCCCAGGCCTCGACGGTTCATCCCGGATCATCTGGGAAAGCCGGCTCGGCCGGATCCTGGTGGTGTCCTCGGTCGTCGGGGATGACGCCGACCCCGAGCAGACGATTCAAGCCTCGGAGAAGAAGACATGAGCGCCCCCGGGCTGTTCTTCTCCGCGTTCTTTTCTGAGAAGTCCAATCGCGACATCGATGACCTGATCCGCGCCTATGCCAAGCTCCCTGGATCGCTGGCCCGGAAGTACCTGAAGAAGGCGATCAGGGAATCGATCAAGCCATTCCATAAAGACTTGAAGGCCGCAACACCCCGCGGAAAAACCGGCAACCTGCGGCGATCTGTCACGACCGTGGTGAAGTTCGGGAAGAAGGTCTCCCGCGGATCGGGTGAGGCTTTCCGCGGGACAGCCATCGGCATCGTCGGGTATTCGCGCAAGGGCACGAAGAAAAACCAGAAAGGGAATCACTCCGTTCTCGTCGAGGCCGGCTCGCCTGTCCGCCGCAGAAAGAACGGAGCATCCACCGGGGCCATGCCACCGCGACACATGCTCCGCGACACGCTCGCCGCGAAGAAGTCCGGCATCCTGTCTGAGCTCGAAACGCAGATGGGCATTCGGCTCGATCTTGCCGTCCAAGAACTTGCCCGCCGAGCCGCCCGCTGACCCCCCGGAGATCCATCATGGAAACGATCCTCGTCAAGTTCACCGCCTCCTGGGGCCGCTACCTTCCCGGGGATTCCCTCTTCGTCGACGCGCCCCTCCTGGCCGAGCTCCTGGCCGCTGGCGTGATCGAGGCCGACCCGGCCGGGGAGGATGAATGAGCTCGCCCGAGGCATGGCTGAAGGCGACGATCGAGACCGCCGCCGGGGCTCTGGCCTGGCCGGTGGCAGTGTCGGAGTCTGCCGGCCTGCCCTTCGTCGTCTACTCCCGGGAATCGACCGAGCGGCCCCTCCAGACCAGCGGCCTGACGGGGTTTGCGGATGGGGAGTTCGCGCTCGAGGTGTGCGGTGCCACATGGACATCGGCCCGGACTGTGGCCGACGCGATCGTCGGCGCGGTCCAGAACTTCACCGGCACGGGGCAGGGGGCCATTATCGACCACGTTCACGTTGCGAGTGATCGAGATGGCACCGCGGTCTATCTCACCGATGGCCAGGATCTGCCGTCCTACTTCGTGATCGAGCTCCAAATCTTCATCCGCTGGAGAGAGTAATCATGCCCGCCGCACCGGCCACTATCGACACGATGCAGGGCCTGACGTTTAGCTTCAACTCCATCGAGTTCCGCGCGACGAACATCAAGCGGAAGGAATCCCGCCCGCTTGTCGATGTCTCCGACTGCTCCCAGGCCGCCGACTCGCTGCGGATTTATCAGGCCGAGCCACTCAAGGACGGCGACGAAATCAGCCTGGAATACTTCGGGAAGAACCCGCCGACAAAGGGCACGAAGTACGCGATCTCCTGCTCGGGTCTCGCGATCACCGGGAACGCCTTCTGTACCGATGTCGAAGAGGGCGGGGCGGCCGGTGAGTACGTCAGGGGAACGGCCACCTTCAAGATCTCTGGCTGATCTGGAGGTCGGTGATGCCCGCGATCCCATCTGCCCAAAACGTCTCCGTTTCCTTCAACGGGGTCGCGCTCGGTGGCTTGATCGGATTCGACGAGCAATACTCCGCCGCGTCCCCGACCGACACCACGGGCTCCACCGCCACGATCGTCGGCAGTGGTGGGAACACGCGAGTGATCCGCCAGGTCGAGATCACCATGATCGAGCCGGGCTCGATCTCTTTCCGGTGTTGGGGGAATCCCCCCTTCGCCCGTTCCGACATCGGCCTCTCGGCCACGCTGTCGTTCACCATCGCCGGCACCACGACCAGCTGGCCCGCGCAACTGGCAAACGTCCAGCGTGTCGGCTCTGCCGGTGAACTGATCCAAGGCTCCTATCAATTCCAGTTCATGGGGTAACGATGCTCACGCGAGAAGATCTCCTCGGCCTCAAGGCCAACAAGACTGCCCCCCCGACGCGGCTCCATGTCGCAGCGTGGGGCGGTGATGTCTTCCTCCTGGATCCGACCGCCCAGGCCTATGACGAGTGGGCAATGTTCTGTGAGGCAAACAAGGGCCAGCCGGCCCCGTGGCGCGCGAAGGTGGCCTGTCTGCTCCTGTGCGACGAAGCGGGGAAGCGGCTGTTCACCGATGCCGACGTCCCGACCCTGGCAGCGTGGAAGCCCGACGGGCTCCTCGAGGTGTGGAAGGTCGGGATCGAGTTGCTCAAGGTCGACGACAAGGAGATCGAGGACCAGGCGGAAAAATCCGCGGCCAGCCCCTGACCCTGTTTCTCGGGCGGCTGGCCCTGGCGTGTGGAGAGTGGGATGTCGAAACGCTGTCGAAGCAGATCACGCTCCGACAGCTGAAATGGTGGATGGCCTTCTGGCGCGTCGAGCCGTTCGGTGACGAATGGGCCCGGTCGGGGAAGTTGGCCGCGGTGATGGCGGCGGCCCAGGGGGCCAAGGTCGAGCCTGACTTCGAGGAGAAGTTCCTGCCGAGCTACCGCTCTCCGGTCCAGACCGAAGAGGAGTTGAAAGCCCAGCTGCGAAGGATCCCGTTCTTCGCGGCCCAGATGGAAGCCCAAGGAATCTGACATGGCAGGCATCGGCAAAGTCTCCGCGATCTTCACCGCCTCGAGCGCCGGACTTTCCGCCGGGGTGTCGAAGGCAAGCTCCTCCCTGAAGGGGCTGCAGAAGGACGTTGCCAGCCTCCGCTCTGGGATGCAGCTGCTGAACGCGATCTCCGGGGCGCAGTTGCTCGGCTCCGTCGCGTCGACCGCCATGAGCTACGCCCGATCCCTGGTGGGTGTTGGCCTGGCCCAGGCCGAGGTGATCGACTCGACGAGCAAGATGTCGGCCCGCCTCGGGATGACCTACTCGGAGTTGGCCGGTCTGGCCCATGCTGGCGACCTTGCCGGGGTCTCGATGGACACGATCGGGGCCGCCGCCACCAAAGCCGACATCGCCTTCGTGAAGGCCGCCCAGGGGTCGAAGACGGCCCAGGCGGGCTTCGCGGCCATCGGCCTTGAACTGGGCGATCTTCAGGGCCTGTCGTCCGCGGAGCGATTCTCAGAGATCGCTGATGCCATCGCCGGGCTCCCGACCGAAGCGGAGCGGGCCGCCGCGGCGGTGAAGCTGTTCGGCCGGGCCGGGGCGGAGTTGCTCCCCCTGTTCGCCGGCGGGGCAGGATCGATCCAGGAGGCCACCGAGGAGGCCCAGCGGTTCGGAATGGCCCTCACCGGGGCCCAGGGGCGGGACGTCGAGGCAATGAACGACTCGTTCTCCAAGGTCTCCGCGGCCATCGGCGGGATCATCAAGCAGGTCACCGCCTACCTTGCCCCCTCGATTACCTCGATCGCCACCACGTTCACGGACTTCGTCGGCTCGATGGGCGGGGCCAACATCGGTCAGGCCATCGGAGAGGGGATCCTCGCCGCGGCCCGCTACATGGCCGGTGTCGGGGACTTCATCATCGGCGGGCTCACGACCGTGGGTGAGTACCTGACCTTCGTGGCCGGCAACTGGTCGACGGTGTTCGACTCCATCGGACGGATCGGTTCGCTCCTGGCGGGGGTCGCCAGAGCGTGGGCCGGATCGGTCCTCACCGTCCTGGGTGGTGCGGCCGGGATCGTCGGGCTGATCTCCAAGACGGCACAAAACGCTTCCGACCGAATCATCGACGCGGCCCGCGGGCAATTCGCGGCTGCCGGTCAGAACTTCGAGGGGGCCTTCGGGACCGCGAAGCCCGGCACGGGGCCGCTGGCGGCGGGGCTCGAGATCGCGTTGGCCAAGTCCCGGCTGGCCGCTGGTCAGTTCGACCAGGCCAACCGCCTCAAGGTCGGGGAAGCGGCCGGGGCTCTGGCTCCAGCCGGTGCCGCCGCCGTCCGGCAGGAGGTCAAGGCCATCGACTCCCGCTCGAAGGAGGGCATCGCAGAGATGTTCCGCCTGATGCGTGGCGAGACGGAAGACGCGGCGGAGCGGACGGCTCGGGCCACCGAGCGGATCGCTGACAACACCGAGGACATGGGTGTCGACATCGAGGAGCTCTCCTTCGCGGGGTGAATCATGGCCGTCATCGCAACCAAGTACACACCCAACAAGGCCTCCGGTGACGGGGAGTTTCGACAGTCCCACAACCTGTCGGAAACGTGGCTGGTGCGTGTCGATGCACCGCCACCGACGACCAGCGTGGCCGCAATTCTCACGGCCCCCGGCGTGGCCTACGGCACGGCCCACCCGTCGTTCGCCGCCTGCAAGGCGATGAAGTGGAGCTACAGCGCGGTCGATGGCTCCGGGCTCCTGTGGGCGGTGACGGTTCAGTATTACGTCCCGACCGTCGAAGTAGACCCGATGACCGGCCTGCCGATGGACGCATGGCAAGCCCGAGGCACCACGCAAACGCTGCCGTTCTATCAGGACCGCAACAACAACATCCTTGCCAACTCCGCAGGCGATCCGCTCGAGGGGATGGAGCGCGAGATCTGCTACATGGGGTGGACGCTGACCCGTTCCTATACGTCGATCAACACGGCGTTCGCGCAGATCAAAGGATCGTCGAACAAGACCAACAACGATCTCTGGCCGAGCCTTGGTTCAAGTGCGGTCGACACTTGGAAATGCACCTTCGGGAATCTTCAAAAGAGAATCATCGTTACCCAAAGCGGAGCAACGCAAACGGCGACCGCCTACTGGGAGGCCACGTTCGAGATTGATTACAAGGAAGATACTTGGCATGTAAAGCCCTGGGACATGGGGTTCAATGAACGGGTGGACGCAACCGGAATGCCGACGAGCACCGGAACCAACAGGCGGGCCATCCTTGGGAGGGAAGGACGGCCGGTGAAACAGGCTGTCGCTCTGGCCAGCGGTGTCGCCCTCCCGCCTGGGACGCCGCCGGTTGCGCTTGACTTCGACCCGTATGGGAAAATCTCCTTCACCTCCGCCTTCGGGACGCCATCATGACAAGGCGAATTGTCGGGGCATCCCGCGAAACGTGGGGGCGGATCAGTCGAGCCGTCCGTGGTGTCGAGAACAGCGGCCGAGGTGGCACCTCGCAACCTGCCGACTACGGATCCGGCGACGACGCCGACTCGGTCCTCTGCAAGACAACCGCCGCCTGGGCGAAGGGATCGAGCGCCACGCTCCAGGTCTGGGCCGGTGAGCCGGGCAGCGAGACAAACACTGGTGTCACGCTCACGGCATACAACCGCGTGGCAGCATTCAAGTCGGGCGATTTCGTCACCGTCCAGTTGAACCGCCACGGCTTTTACTACGTCGTCGGCGCTGGCGGAGGCTTGGTAAAGCTCTCACGGACAACGTCGGTGTGGGAGAAGGGCACGACGACTTCCCTGGTGGTCTACGGCGGGACGCCTGGATCAGAGGCAGCGACCGGCGAGACCTTCAACGCCTTCAACAACTTCGGCAAGGTTCTCTCCGGGAAGTGGGTGATGATCGGAGAGACCGCCGAAGGACAACACTACCTCATCGCCCCCGAGTCTGATCAGGTCGAGTTGGTCTACACGGCGGAGATCGTGTCGACGACAGCCTCGGGTGTCACGACATCGAAGCTGGTATTCCGCCGGAAAAAGGTATGGGTCCACTCCATCGAGGAAGGGACGCCGGTCGAAATTGGAATGACCGAGTGCGTCACCCCGTACAGCAACAACCAAGGCGGCTACTGAGTTGGCAGGGCTCATAACCTATAACGGCCTGCTGCTCCTAAAGGGTGGCGGGCTGGCCGCTAACAAAGCCTGCTGCTGCACTGGCGTAATCTGCTACTGCTTTCGGCAGTATGCCAACTACGGTCAGATAACCGTTTCTCGGTTCGTGCGATGCTACCGCCAGTCTTATTTCAACCCGGTATTGGGCGTTATTGTTTTCCCCGACGGAGTCCCTGGTGGGTGGGGTGACTCGCCGTGTCAGCCAAACTCCGCCGGCTGGTTCTTTAACGTGGCGAACAACGCTTTCAGCAATCCCCCATGGGCGGAGGGATCCCAGCCTCCTGGGTTCCCGTCAGCGACAGGATGTGGAGGCGCAAACGGTGAGGGGTGGAACATCACTCCCATCGACAACGCCACCCAGGCCGCCGCATGCACCCCGATCGGGAGCCCGCCGTAATGCTCGTTTCCCTTGATGCGGTCAAAGCCGTCGCGCGCATGCGGCCCGCGGGGTACGTCGACGCGGTCCTCGGCGGTGGTGTTCTCCGCATCGAGCCCGATGTCGGAGAGGTTGTCGACATCCCCGACGCAGCCTACTGGGATCTGGTCCGCACCTACTCCCCGGGTGAGTTCAGCGGCCGACTTGCCCTCCATGCCTGCGGCCCCGGCTGCCAGTTGAAACGATCCCTGGCATGGTGGGGAATCAAGGACGACGGCTCCTGTGGTTGCTCCGACTATGCCGCGATGCTCGACGCCTGGGGTCCGGACGAATGCTGGCGGCGGCTGGAGGAGATCGTCGAGCACCTGCGGGAGGCCGCCGGGAAAAAGGGACTCCCGTTCATCGCCACCGCGGCCCGGATCCTGGTAGCCCGAGCCATCGAAGCCGCGAGGAAGGAGGTTGCCCATGCCACCGCGCAAGGCGAAGAAGGGGGAGCCCCGCACATGGGACGGGCTCGGTGATCCTGACATTACCGGGGCCGACGAAGCCGAGGCCGAGCAGTTGATCGAGTTCGGCCGCCGGTCGAAGCCCCCGGAACAGCCCGAGAAGAAGGAGCGCCGCCGATGCCCCCGAAAACCCCGTCGCTGAGGGACGAGATCATCCGCGGCATCACCGAGAACAAAAAAGGCCCGCGCGGCTGGTTCGACAAGATCGCCCCCGACGTCCAGGCCGAGCTCGTCGAGATCCGGGCCGACTTCCGCGAGGGCAGGACCGAGGGATCGAAAACCGCCGTCTCTGACTCCATCCACCGCGTCTTGAAGGCCCGCGGCCTGATCACCGTCACCCGCGCGGAGGTGTTCAGATGGTTCAACAAGCGCGAGGACTGAAGCACGCGGTGGCCGAGTCCGTTGCCGCCGCCGCCACGAAGCCCGCCCCGGACGCGGAGCAGGTGTCGGAGCGCCGCGAGGGGGCCGACCTCGAGTACCGCTCGACCTCCCGGACGATCCGCACCGTCGAGGATCTGCTCCTCCACATCGAGGCCGACATGGCCCGTTTCGAGGTGGCCGCCTCGGAGGCGACGAAGTGGGAGGTGGCCACCGTCGACCGCGACACCGGGCGGCCGGTGGTCACAGTCCTTCACCGGGTGTTCGTCCGGCTCCGCCCCCGCGGTGGGCCAGCCGTCGCGGAGCTCGTCGCCGCGATGATCGCCGGGGCCGCAAAGGCCGGGGGCATCGGACGCCCCAAGGCGAAGGCCGCGAAGGCCAAGCCCGGCCCGTGGCAAGTGTTGATCGTGGCCGACACCCACTTCGCCAAATACGCCTGGTCACGCACCACCGGGGGTGACGACTACGACCTCGACCACGCCGATCGGCTGGTCCGCTCCGCCGGGCTCGGGCTCCTGGAGGCCGGGGACGCTCACCGCCCTGGTCGTCGCACGATTGCATTCCTCGGTGACCTGTTTCATTACGATACCCCCAGCGCCACCACGACCAGGGGAACCCAGCTGGAGCGAGACGGCCGACTCGAGCGGATGATCCAGACCGGCTCCTCCGCCCTCGTCGCCCTGGTCGAGCGATCCGCCGAGACCGCCCCGACCGATTGCGTCATCGTCCCCGGCAACCATGATGAAACGATGACCGCGTGGTTCCGGTTGCTGTTGCGGACCCACTTCGCGAAGGATCGCCGGGTGGTCGTGCATGACGTCTACACGCACAGGCAATACCTCGAGCACGACGGCAACCTCCTGGGCTTTGCCCATGGAGACAAGGCTCGGGCGAAGCTCCCGGCGCTGATGACGCTGGAGGCCCGGGAAGCGTGGGCCCGATGCCGATACCGCGAGATTCACACCGGGCATTTGCACAAGCAGGCCGCCCGGATCCGCCGGGTGATCGACTCCGATGGGATCGACACGGTCGACGGGGTGGTGGTGAGAACCGCCCCGGCCCTGTGTCCCCCCGATGACTGGCATTCCCAGGAAGGCTTCATCGGCAGTCGGCAGGCAATGGAGACATGGTTCTATCGGGCCGGCGGCGGGCTCGCCGGGATGCTCGTGGCCGACGGGGGTTGATCCGAGGCGATCGCGCGGGAGGGTGAGGGCATGCGACACATCATCGGATTCTGTGGCCCCGCCGGGGCCGGCAAAGACCTCGCCGCCTCGATGATCCCCGGGGGCCACCGAATCGCCTTTGCCGACCCGCTCTACCAGGGCCTGGCCGCCATGCTTGGCGTCCCCGAGGGAGTCCTCCGGGACCGCTCCGCGAAGGAGCGGCCCCTCGCTGGCTTCGGGGCATCCCCTCGGCAACTGCTCCAGACCCTCGGGACAGAGTGGGGCCGGCAGATGATCTGCCCTGACATCTGGCTTCGCGTGGCCTTCTGGCGGTGGGAGCAGGCCGCCGCGGCCGGGCTTGGGGTGATCGTCGTTCCCGATGTCCGATTCGCCAACGAGGCCCGGCAGATTCGCTCCGAGGGCGGAGAGGTGTGGATGATCCACCGCCCCGGGGTCGAGCCGGTGGCCGCTCACGAGTCCGAGGCGGGGCTCCCGCTGCGGATGATCGACCGCCTGGTCGTCAACGACGGGACGGTGGACCAGCTGCGGGAGCGCGTGGAGGCGACGTTCACGGGACGCTGATCTCGAGATCCTTCGGCGGCGGGATTGTCTGGACGAACGAAAGCACCCAGGGCCCGCCGACGCACATCAACTCACGGCGGTAGGTGTGCTCGACGGTCGACCCGTCTGCGGCCAACTCCTCGAAGCTCACGAAGTCCGTGGAGCAGGGGTGTAGTTGTCCGTCCATCGGCCCTCCGACCACCGGCAAAACCATTTCGCCTTTCGATTCCATCTGTTGTTCCTCGTTTCGTGTCGTGCGAAAGTTCACCATACCAGCCACCGCACCAGCAGGGCCACCGGGATCGTGATCGGAAGCCACGCGATGATCTGACGGGCCGTCATGGGGTCTCCTCAATGAAGGTGGCATCGTCGCCCAGGTCGAGCCGGGGGAGGAAGTCTATCCCCGCCGCCTTCCCGACGATCCGATCGTCGAGGTAGTGGTCCCTCGTGATGTTCGCGTCCGAGTGGTCGAGATGGCCCACGGCATCCCCACCAGCCGCGGCAACGTAGGAGGCCGAGGCCTTCCGCAGGGCGTGGAATCGTCGCTGCGGAACGCCGGCCTGATCGCACAGGATTCTCATCGAGTGGTAGATCGACGTCGGCCGGTGGGGCCACGGCCATACCAGATCGCCAGGGCATCGGCGGTGGAGCTCGAGCTCGGCCGCGAGATCGGGGGTGATCCGCCGGGCAATGTCGCGCGTGTGGCCCTTCCTGGTGCCAGCCAGGAACACGATCTCCTCCCCGCGGACATCCTTCCAACGCAAGGCCATCAGTTCACCGATCCGCGCGCCGGTACACCACGCAGCGTAAATGAGCGTCGACCACCACCACCCGGCCGGCAGGCCCGCCAGGGTCCGCTGGCGCTTCCTGGCGGCCACGATCATCCGGCCCACCTCGGCGGCAGTGAAGCCGCGGGGGAGACGCTGGGCCTTCCGGATCGGCTTGACGATCGGGAACTCTGGGATCAGCCGCTTGCGGAATGCGTAGAGCGCGAGGCAGAGCAACTGTGTCCGGTCCTTCGCGATCGTCCCCGGGCTCGGTAGGCCACGGGTGGCCGAGTGGATCGTCTTCGCGCGCCACCCGAGGAAGGCCGCGATCATGTCTTCCTCGAGGTCGTCGACCGTGGGCTCGCGTTTGAGGAAGTCCCGGAACCTGTCCAGGGTGGAGCCGTAGATCGCGACGGTTCGATCAGAGAGCCCCTTCACCGGGGCGTATCGGTCGATCAGCAGTTGACGAAGAAGCATGGCATCCCCTCAAGTGAATGGCATCCATGCCGTGTTTGCTCAGGGTAGCCCTAGTGAACATAGGTACAACCCCGCCAGTACGAACGGGGCCCTCTCCGTTCGTACAAGTGCCTTGGCAACCCTACGCAGGGAAACCAGGGAGAGCCAATCGGTCGAAGCGTGTTGCCCACGCTCCGATCCGGTGGTATTTCAGGGGCATGAGACGCATGGGCTTGCCAGGGCCGGTTCCCGGCCACAACTGGATCGATTCCGCCGAGGCCGCAAGAATCCTTGCGATCAAGCCTGAGTGCGTGTGCGTCTACGTCCGGCGGAAATGCTTCCCTGTCTACCGCCTGGGTGACATCCAGGTGTTCGACGATTTCGAGGTCCGGAAGTACGCCGCCCGCCGCGGGGCCGGCAGGCCAGAAAAGGCACCTGCTGCCACCAGCCGCGCCTCCAAGCGCCGCTGATTCGAACAGCGTTCGTGATGCTGTTTTGAGGCCGTTTCGCCTCCTGTTCGCTAAATCGAACAGTTCCCCTTGACAGTCTTTCCCGTCGGCGGATATGTTCCGCCCACGTTGTTCGATTCATCGAACAGCGGCCAGCGGTTTCCCCTGCTCCTGGTCAATGGAATCCAACGATTCCGGCCGGGATTTCGCGGTGGACAGTTGGGGGTTCTGGGGTGGGTTGATCCCGCCCCCGGCTGGTCTATCTTCCCTGAACTACTGAACGGAAGAACACCAACGGGGGCGATGGGATGTCGGACACGG